GCCGCAAGTATACCAGCTATTTCTTGATAATTTTCTTTTAAATTGGAAGTATCACCTCTTATAATTTCGGTAATACCAGTAATACCTTGTGCAAGATTCGAGGATAAAAGACCCATTGCTTCTTCAGCTGTTTTAATATCCGGAACATCAATATTTAATGATCTAAGCAACCCTGATGTAGCCTTTACTACTTCATTACCTAATTCTTTTCCAGCTTCTAGAACTGCTGGTGTCGCAATCGCACCCAAAATAGCACCAATTATTCCACCCTTTTTACCGAATAGTATAGTGCCTATACCACCCGTAACAAGTCCTCTTTCTACTGATGCACCAATTTCAGCAGAACCAGTTGAGCTTTCTACATATCTACCAATTTCGTCTGCGAATGAAACCATAAGAGCGCCTGGCAGAGCTCTACCTAGCATTTTTAATGCTCCGCTACCAACAGTACTAGTTAATCCTGCTATACCGCCTATAGTAGCGAGGTCGCTAAATCGAGACCCTTGGCCACTTTGGCTTACTATCGGAGTTGATGTTCGCCCTTGGGCCCTCCCTTGAGATTTACCCTGGCCATCCCTTTGAGCATCGCGCTGTCTTTCTAACGAATCACCACCTGTAAAATATTCAACTAATTTGTCGATACCTTTCTGAGTGCCGCTTGTATTAGCGCTAATAGAATTAAGAGATTCTTCTTGCTCGTTTAGCTGCTTGGTAACTGCTTGTAATGTGCTCACTGCTGTCTAGCCTGTTCGTTTTGATCTTTAAGATGATTTACTAGCATACCTAGATAAATCTCCCTCTCCCATGGAATCATACTATCAATATCAGTTAGCGAATAATTATAATTCTGCAATAACTGAAAATTCGTCACGTAATAATTCTCAAGTGTGTCATGAGAGAGGTTTAAAGAAAAAAATCACTGAGGCCCTCTAGCCGTAGCGTATTATCTTCTTTACATGATGTACAGATAAATGGTTCTTCATGAACCATAACTGGTAGACTTTCTGTAAATTCTATAATCTCATCTAACTGAGTTGTTGTTAAAGAATCTACAAATTTCTCAACGTCTTCTCTTGACTCATCCTTAAAAGAAATATTCTCTGCATCTGTTAGTAAACTATCAAAACAACATATAACAGATCTAACAATCCTTTCACCAGAAGATAGTTCTAAATCATATGCCTTTGCCGATATCATATCATTATATGTAGGAGCCTTAAGCTTCAATATAATATTTTCACTTAATTTTATTTCTTTTGTTATTGGATTTTTTATTACCATTTTAACAGAAGATATATCAATCTTTACATTATTAGGAGCTTCGCAACTTGTACACTTTGTAACAACTTCGGCAGTTTCACCGGCCGACTTTGCTCTAACTTGGGCAAACAAGTAATCTGCATCATATGTTGGGATTTTATATGCATCAATGTCTTGACAACATGATTCAATACAATCTAACATTCCTATAATGATTTGATCTAAATCCTTTGATTCAAGTGCAATCATAAGATTCTTCTGTTCTTTAACCAAAAATGGTCTAAATTTTATTTGTTTTCCTGTTGATGGTAATTCTGTAACATACTTTGGTACATCATTTAGAACTGGTAATGCCATTTTATTTTCCTTTCAAGTCACTTATAATGTTCCGCCAAATCCAATTCCACCACCAATATTTGATAATAATGAAGGGGTTTTAGATTCCCAATCAGTGTAACTTAATTGTACACTGAATTTCATAACTGCATCTGTTGCATCATCACTCAACTCAATTCCAGATAGAGTTGTCGGAAATGCGTCTTTTAATTCTACGGTGTATACACTTCCACCGCCTAATTCTAAATTTGCTGAGATAGGCCCGAATGTAGCTGTGCGGCCTAATATAGGTTTTCTTAGTTGGTGTATTTTAACAGATCTAACATATGTGTCTTTATAGTTAACATCTTTGTTTTCATTAATAATTGTAGAGTACCACTCATCAAAATAATTTTTTACACCATAGTCATTTAATAGGTGAAATGAAAGCGTGACATCATCAACTGCATATCCGTTAGGCATCTTTTGCATTTCAAGGCCACGAGTAACGTTCATTGTTAATACTTGCCTGCCTGGTAATTGTGCTGCATTACATAAGGTGCTTAATTCTCTGCCGTTAGGTTGGTTGTTGCCGATCAATCCTGGAATTGACGGAATTAATCCTCCCAAAAGATTACCAACAGAAAATCCAACAGGGCCTAATTCAACCATGAAGTGATTAGGTCTCGCGAATCCTAATCTGGTACTAGCTAAACCTTTTAGCTCATCTATTGTTGCCACTATTTAATCATCCTTTTTGATCTAGTATACACTTGACCTGCATTGAGTTTCTCGAACTGTGCGGTCGGTAAAAAGGTAGCTATTTCCCATTCAGGTTTATCTACTAAAGCAAATCTACTTCTTACATGATCTGTCAAATAATGCTTAATCATCGGAGAAATAAATTTACTTGGTACATTTCCATCTCCGAGTAAAGCATCTAATACTTTTGCTCGTAAAGCTGGTGGTAGATAGTGTAAATTCAATCCGTAGAATCCGCCTTTTGCTGGGCCAGTCATTATAATTAATGGAAACTTATCATAATATGGTAAAGTTTTTTTATGCTTTGGATCATAGAAAAACATGTACATATTACCACCCGGGCTTTTCATACTTGATTGAAGCTTCAACGCTTCATCATTCATTATAGATTTACCTACCCGGCCAAGCTGAGTTGCTTTCCTACGAAACCAATCCATAGACTCTTTTGTACGGGGCGTGATTCCAGCTCTAAAAGCTTCGATCTCTAATTTTTGAAATAAATTTGCCATGTGATTATTTATAACTATTTTTTCGCTTTTTTACGATATGGTTTAAGAGGTTTAAGAGGTTTCTTAATTTTACCAGGCATTTTTTTACTTAGCAAACCCATTTCTCTTAATGTATCTTCTGTCCATATACGAAATTCCCAGTTGCGGTCTTTACAGTATGATTCAGCTGCTTTCCATTTATTCATGTTTTTAATATAAGTCATACTCTCATTCAGATATTTTTTAGTTCGTTTCTGCCCAGCTGGCGGTCTAGTTTCATGGTCAGGTTTAATTTCAATAAGAAGTGTTTTATTTTTTAACTGTAGCTTTAGGTCTGGATAGTATCTATGGTATTTTTTATCAACATCATAATAGTAAGGTATTATGACTTCTTCGGATGACCAACTTAATATATCAGCGTTTGTATCACACCATATAAAGCAATATTTTTCCCACATAGATCGATATACAACTGAATCCGGGTTGCCCTGGTATTTGTTGCGATTGATAACTTGATATCTTCCAGAATACGCCATAGAACCATATAAATAAACTAAACTACTTTTTATATCTATAGGTAAAATTATGCCATATGATTACGGCTTTGGAAATACGAGAACTGGTCCTTCTAGTGATGGATCTAATTTGCAAAGACAAGACTTAACTGAAAACCGTGTACCTGTGCATGACATAGATACGTACGCTAAAGCATATGATGTAAACTCTGAAACTAATTTCGAAACTCAGTCAATGGAAGCCCAGACATTACATTTTCCACTTAATCAGTCTGAAGCATATGAAGGAAGAATTAGATTTACTGTGCACAAAGCAGATGCTGCTCAAATTGATTTTAATAGCTTTCTTAGCTTAGGAATTTTTGATAATGTTCGGAAGCTCTTCGGGAACTTCGGAACAGACGCGAGCTCTTCTAATACTGATGATGCGTTTGAAAATCAACAAGAGACTATCCAATCTACAAGGAATAAACATCAAGAAGCGGCCGAAAAAATTACAAATTTCACTAGAGGTACAAGATATAAAAGAGATCCAAGTGCATCAATAGTAAATATGTACTTTCCGATTTCTTTACAAGTTGCTGATAATGTAGCGTATGATGCTCCGGCATTAGGTTTATATGGTGCGGGAGCTCAAACTGCAATGAATGCCGGAGATAATGTATTTTCTTCTTTGGCTGCGGGACTTAGCCAAGGGTTTTCTGATTTATTTGGAAGTCTGGCAGGTAGTAGTAATATTACAGACGAAGCAGCTAGACTTGTTGCTTTACGGGCAGCTGCAAAGCTTCCGGATGGTATTGGTAATGCCATAAGAATTGGCGCACAGCGAAGAATTAACCCAAATCATCAGGCGCTTTTTAAGGGTGTTACAAATTTAAGAGCATTTTCTTTCACGTTTGATATGATGGCAACTAGTGAAGAAGAAGCTAAGACTGTTGAGCAAATTATTAAGCATTTTAGAACAGAAATGTATCCTGACATTGTAGATCCAAGTGGTAATGATCTTCCAGTTGTATATAAATTTCCAAATGCATTTGATATTCACTTTATGCACCGGGGGCAAAGGGCTAAAATACCAAAGTTAGAAAGATGTTTCCTTCAAGGTTGTGATGTAGAATACGGCGGAGCTGGAACCGGATTCCATCCAGATGGCCGACCAGTAAAAATAACGATGACTCTCAGATTCATAGAAATGAGAACGTTAAATAAAAAAGATATTAAGAAGGGCTTCTAATAATGATGTATTTTAGAGATTACCGAGATATCATTTATAAATTTGGAAACGAAGATTATAGTGTAGGATTCCAAGATTTAAGTACATATGTTGATGTTATTGATGAAGTTAAATCAAATAGCTCATTTTATTTAACAACTCATATTCCGGAAGGATATCGGCCTGACCAATTTTCGTACAGACTTTATGGTACTCCTTTGTATTACTGGACTTTCTTCTTACTTAATGACACTCTTCGTGAAAGCGGTTGGCCGTTATCAAATGAGGAATTGATGGAAAAGGCTAAACATGATTATCCGAATCAAGTTATTAATGTTCGCGGATCATTTGAATTTAGGCTTAATGGCAGAGTGATAGATAGTATGTTCTTGCCAGGAAGAACAGTTACTGATGGAACTGCTAGCGGAGTTGTCGTGCATAGAAATTTAGATTTAGGGCAAATTGTGGTTAAGAAAACTACTGCCGCTGATTTTACAGCTGGTAATAACTTAACAGGAATTGTTGGCACACGAACTGAAGACGATTCAATATTAATCCATTCAGTTGATGTTTCTGAATTCAATGCAGCCCATCATTACATTGATGGAAATAAAAACTTGGTTGACATTGATCCAACATCAACAACCGGAGCTGCTAACCTTACAGAAGTGACTATCATGGAAGAACTTAGTACACAAAATGAATTGCTAAGAGAAATTCGAGTATTGACTGAAAGTAGTATAGGTCAAATCGTGAGTGCTTATAAACAAGCTGTTAGGTCAACAATTTAAAATGTTTAATAGAGAAACCACACTTGGTTACGTATTAGAATCAGCTATCCTACAAACTTCAAGAGTTGAAGATCAAGGCACTGATATATCTAATATTGTAACTGATTTTGAAATATATGAACATATTGATAAACCGTACTTAACCGGCAAAATCATATTCTCTGATCATGGTATAGTAGAAGCCTATAATATTATGGGCGGTGAAACACTTACGTTAACTATCAAATGCACTATTCCAAAGATAGAAGACTCCCGTGAAATTAAAAAAGTATTTGTAATAAAAGAACAGCTGCGAAGCGTTAAAACAAACCAAAAAACCGAAGTTGTTGTGTTTCAACTGATTGAGCAACATGTATTTTTATCAGAATTAATAAACATTAATAAAGCATATAACGGAAATTTTGGTGAAATTATTTCTGAGATTATGTTTTCGTATCTAGGTAAAACCGTAGAATATACTGACAACATATTTGAACAGAATGTAAAAGTCATTGTACCTAATATGAACCCAATTGCAACATGTTTGTGGTTTAAAAATAGAATAACTAGTACAGATCAATTGCCATTTTTTTTATTTTCTAATCTTGGGGATGATAAACTAAGATTGTATGATTTAGGCTCTATGATTAATAAAGAACCAATGAATGTGTCACTTCCATATGTGTATAGTATAGCATCTGGAACTAGTCAGGAAATGAAAAAGCATGTATCAATTCAATCGTATGATAGTAGAAACACAAACGATATTCAAAAATTAATTAGATCCGGTGCAGTATCATCTAAAACGGGATTTATAGACACAACGCGTGGAACGGTAAGCGAAGTAAAGTTTGATGCAAGAGAAGCTTTATCTGCGTTATCTGAAAAAGATTATATTCCTAAAATACAATCTAGTATCAATCATGGATTTAATATAAGCGCTAATGATAAAAATATTCATGAATATGAATCTAGTATATCCACCCATATCTCTTCAACAAGTGCTTATCAAGAAGTATCTGGAGGATTTAATTCTTTTAGAGAAGAGCCGAAGCCACAGGGTTATAGAAATAGAATAAACGCTAATGCAATATTTCAGTTTATGATAAAGTCTCCGTTATCTATTCGAGTTAATGGAATCGATTATATTATGGGTAAAACGCCAGATAATTATACTCTTGGTAGAAACGTACGAGTATTATTCTTTAATAATCTAACAGAAGACAAGCAAGGTTATGACATAGCTAAGTCTGGTGACTATATGATATATGGCACAAAGCATATATTTACAAAAGAGAGATACGATACAAATCTACTCCTTGCTAAAATCGCCAACTTTGATGAGAGCTCTTTATGAATACATTTTATGGTGATAATAATAGATGGTTTGTTGGAAAGGTCATTTCTGTAGAAGACCCGTTAGAGCAGGGAAGAGTCCGTGTTCGTATTTTTGGTGTACATCCAGAAAATTTAAATGATGTAAAAGAAGCAGATCTCCCATGGGCACAAATTATGACTCCTATTACTGAAGGTGGTGTATCTGGTATAGGAACTACTACAGGTATCAAAAGAGGTTCTCAAGTATTTGGAATATTTTTCGATGGAAAGGAATCCCAGCTTCCGGTCGTATTTGGAAGTATACCTAGATTTGAATTTAGAGAATCTACTGAAGAACAAGTTACTGAAAAGGCTACTGTCCAACCATCGGTGAATGATGCTCAAAAAAGAGCTATCGGAAGTTCAAATGCTGAAAAAGCTTTTAACTATTTTTTATCAAAGGGATTTACAGAGAAGCAATCGGCAGGTATCCTTGGTAATCTAATAGTAGAATCTAATGTTGACCCTTTAGCAATAAATGATACTGAAAGGAAAGATGGTAGTATTGAAGGTAGTTACGGTATTGCACAATGGAATCCAGCGCCTGGCGCACAAAGATATCAAGAATTATTAGTATGGTGCGGTATTAACAATAGAGATGTTTCTTTATTAGAAACTCAATTGGATTATATTATTTATGAATTAAATTTACGTAGTACCTATTATGAATTACATAGACTTAAAGCTGCTGAAACAATTGAAGATGCTGTTGCTGCGTTTGAAAGATATGAAAAGCCTGAAGGATGGACTAACAATAATCCTATAGCAAAATCAAGACAAAAAAGAGTAAATGCTGCAAAAACATTTTACTCAGCACAAACTGGTATTGGATAAATTATGGCTCAAATAACACAAAAAGCTTTTAATAATAATAGAGTTGTTCTAGATCAGACGCCCAACAGAATTATTTCTGTTACACAAAAAGGATCAGGAAAATCTTTTGGTACTGGGTTATTTGATTATACTATAGAAAACAATACAATAGTATTCAAAAAAGCATATGATGAGATTACTGTAATATACGAATCTAGTATTGCAGGCGAACGCGAAATAGCTACAGAAAAGCAATTATTAAATACAAGGCTTGGTAAAACTATTACGAGCACTGTCATTCCAAGTCTTAAAGCTACTGCTGCAAAATCACAATCTAAAGCTGCATCTCTTAATCAGTCAGAGCTTTCGAAAATAGTTGGAGCCCTAGCATCTGGGTTTCAATCAATAGGAGAAGATTTTAGAGAAAACATTGGTACAACTGATGAGCCTTCTCCAGCAATATTACGTCAAGATCCTTCGGCTAGTATTGGAATTAAAAAAACTTGTGCATTAAAAGGTGCCTTATCAATTTTTGCCGGATCGAGTGTTAATGACGGGTTTCTTAATGCAAGCGTTGGTTCTTCAGACCCGGCCGGAATAAAGGCTTCACTCGAAGGTTTGTTAGAACTAGTTACTCCGACTGCACAAGATTTAGAAGCGGTATTAGCATCTGTATCTTCATTACCCGATTTAGTAGGTGAAGCTTCACTATCTGATCCTATTAATGAGATAACACAAGCAAGCCAAGTTGCTTCAACCCAAATTGATAGAAAATTAAATAATCCGATAAGTAAACCTGGCATAAGCTTTATGAATTTACTTGTAAGCGCATTGAATACTGTAAAAAGCGAAGCGCCTGTAAGTCAGATCAATACTTCGGTAGTCTCACAGAGAATTGATGAAAACGGAAGAACTGTTAATTTTAATTTAGTTGATGAAAAATCTAATACATCATTATCTGAAGCAATTACACAAAGTGATGCATCATACATTCCAAGTACAGTTGATGTGTATGATATTAATAGCAATTCATTTAAGTGGTTTGGCGGCTTAACAGACTTAGATACGTATGTATTTGAACCAGTTGATACGGTCGAAGAGCTAGAAGCTGAGTTAATAAATACAAAAAGAGAATTAACAGGTACGGTTATCCATTGGACGCGAACACACACAGATCAATTTATAACTGCAAGGGATCTACATTTACGAGATCTTCAACGACAAAACAGAGCGCTTGGAAAAGACTATAGCATATACGCAAAAGAAGCCGGCATTCAATATCATTATATAGTATTAAGAAATGGAACAGTTCAACGTGGGCGACCACTATCTAAAACTGGGCTGACTGGTACTGCGTGGGCTAAGAGAGGAATTCATATTGCATTTGTCGCTGGATATAATTCACCGGCCGGAACTCCTAATTATGAGCAGACGCTTTCTAGTGCGTCTATAACTGAACAACAATGGTTATCATTTGAGCAAGTCTTAAAAACTTTGTATAAAGTATACCCCGGAATGTCAGTTGTAGGACACAACGATGTTAATCCAGTTTCTACTTGCCCAGGCTTTAACGTGATTGCATATACAGAGTCTAACTTTAATAAGTCAGTAGTATATGATGACGTTGCAAAATATGATGAAGCCTTTACTACCGAAGAACAAGTTAATAGGCTTTCAAAGAAAATTATTAAAGAGACTGAAGGTGCTACTGGTCCTTTATTAAGTTTAGCAGAAAAGTTAAAGGGTGCGTTTGCACAAACAGATCCTATAACTGGGGAACAAAAAATTCCGACTCCAACAGAGCTATTGCAGGATGCCCGAGATTATGAACAGTTTAAAGAAGAGTCTTTAAAAAATCTTACTCAGATTGAAAAGGAAATCACTAAAGCTATTACAGAAAATGGTTTAGATGATGCCCTACGGGATGCGTCTAATGCAATAAAGACAGCATTAGAAAGTGAGCTTAACATCACAGAAAATGCTACTATAAAATCTAGGAAAAACTTACTAAATGCAAATGCAACTTATAATAGTATTGCCGGTTGGGAGGATCTACCATAATGGCTGATGAAAAAGTATTAGATGACGATGTAGAAAGCCTTAAGCTTTCGCAAAGTGCAGAGAAGACCGATACTACTGGGCGCGATATTGACGGATTCGCTGATCCTAGTAGGTCCTTCCCACGTGAAGATTATGTATTAGATGTTACTACAAATAAAGCTGCACGAGGTCATTTTAAGAATGATTTAAAATTAGGCGGTGGGTATGTTAATGTTTCATTAGAACTCAACGACCAACCAAATTCTACGTATCCGTTGAATCAAATTAGAGAGACAGTAACAGGTCACGTAACAGAAATTGATGATACTCCTGGATCTGAAAGAATGTTATTCAAGCATCGAACTGGTGCTGGAGTAGAATTTAGATCTGATGGATCAGTTGTTGTATGTGCAAAAAATAATACCGTACAAATAACAGATGGTGATCATAAGGTTATTGTTGAAGGTGACGGTGAACTAATATACAATGGCAATTTAAAGCTATCAGTATCAGGCGATTTTGATTTAGATGTCAAAGGCAACTTTAATGTCCGTACTGGTGGAAATAAAGTCGGTGTTACAAATGGTTCATATAAACAAATTGTAGAAAGAAACCATGATGTTACTGTGAAGAAAAATATGTTATCACATGTACTTGGTACTACTACACATATGAGTCTTGGCAATTATAATCATATGGTAAAGGGGAATCAGTCTAACTATGTAGAAGGTGAAGCTGAATTCTTTGTATCCGATACCCTTAAAATGACAGCACAAAACGAAGTAGTGTTATCAGCAAAAAGTGCTAATATCACGGCAAGTAGTATGACACTTATGGGAGACTCTGGTGTTATTGGTGGAACCGGAATCATTGCATATGGTAAAGGCGCAACATTTGAAGAAGGCATTACTGCTCCTACGTTCCATGGAGATCTAGATGGTACAGCTACAACCTCTACCGTAACTCAGTCACAGAATTATGCAGAAGGGTTAACCGGCACCGCTGGGGCGATTACAAACACTATTACACCTATTCTACAATATGATGGACAAACGATCAAACCAACTACTAATATGATTGATGATTTACTTGATAAATCTGACCTTGGATATCGTAGAGTGCAAATTGATATTGGAAATGTATTAAGAAATAAAATTGACAAAACTGAGCAATATGGCGGTGTTGCAACACGAGTTTTGACTACCGCTGAAGTAAGATCTAAATTGAGAGATCCAAAGAATTATAGTAATACTAAATTTGTTGGATCGCAAATCGCAGAAGGAAAGCTGTCTCCAACCTATATTGAAAAGACACACCCAATTATAGGAAGAATAATTAAAAATGAAAGCACTTCGTTCCGTGGTAAAACTAAGTTAGGCTCTCCACCATTAGGTACAGTAAAAAGGGTTAAGTTATGAATTATGTGCCAGATCCAGTATATAATCCTGAATTCAGAAATAGGATATCAGCTAGGACTAAATTAGCACCGGGGATTGCTTTAGCTAAATTTTTAGGTGGCTATGGAGATCCAGTGACGATTGATCATATTGATGATCAAGGCGAAAGATTAAAATTAGCTAAGCAATACTATTTGCATGCAGAAGCAATGCGAAGAATGAAAGATAATGAAGAATTTATTAATTATCGATTAGTTGTTGCCGAAGGCTTATACAAAAAAGGATTAAATGAAACTCTTGATGTTGAAAGTATAAATGGATTGTGCGAAAAGGGACAAGCTGTTATATATGAATTACGCAATCAGAAGGGTGAGATAGATACTGATAAGACTTTTGATTTAGCTTTGTATTGGATGCAGAATTTAGATTTTGAAAAAATGATATTAGATTATGATATATTTGATCCGAGCGGTGATTTATATGCATGCATAGTTTTGATTATGCCAAAAATACTTGCACCATGGAATATTTCATTTAAAAACAATGTAGAAACTCGATTTAATACACATGTACAAAGCACTAATGAACTAATTGAATGTTTAATCGAGCAAAGAGATACGTCACCTAAACTTAACGTATAAATATAAATTATAAATAGAAGAGATTACCATGGCAGCAAAAGCCTTTGCAATAGAAGACGGAAATCTTGGGACGCGCTCGGTTGTAACGGCGCGTACTAAGGTATATTCTGATCTAGATCTAACGTTCCAGAAAAAACCGAACGGGGATATCTATAAAAAAACAGATGCTGCAGCTGTAAAACAATCTGTTAAAACTATACTTACAACAAATTTATTAGAAAAACCTTTTAATCCTGCATTTGGTGGAAATTTAAATTCCTTACTGTTTCAGCTTGACACTGAAGCAGATACAGACTTAATACAAGAAAGTATTGTTGTAGCGATAGAAGATTATGAACCGAGAGCAAAAGTTTTAGATGTAATCGTGAATGTGAGTGGACAAAATCATTTGGCTAAAATTACGGTTGTGTTTCAAATTATGAATACACGAGAAGTAGTATCAGTTGATGTATCAGTAACGAGGGCGAGATAAATGGCTACAACTATAAAGTCTACAGATTTAGACTTTGACACTATTAAGCAAAAGCTAAAAGATTATCTTAAATCTAAAGATGAATTTACAGATTATGATTTTGAAGGTGCAGCCTTATCTAATGTTTTAGATGTGTTAGCTTATAATACACACATGAATGGTCTTATTGCAAACTTTGCCTTGAATGAATCATTTTTAAATACAGCTCAGCTTAGATCTTCGATTGTGTCTCATGCCGAAGCTCTTGGGTATGTGCCAACATCTTATACAGCCGCCCGTGCATTTATAAGCGCCAGTTTGGTAATTGCAGGTGGACCGTCATCGATTACTCTACCACGAGGAACTTTACTTGAAGCTGCGATAGGTACTACAACATACACATTTAGAACTTTAGAGGTATACTCTGCAGTTCCTTCTGCAGCAGGTGTATATCAGCTTACAACATCTACTGGATCAGTTAATATTCCGGTATATGAAGGTACTGAGAAAACCAAAACTTTCTTTGTTGGAGCAAAGGCTGAATATCAAGCTTATATCATACCTGATAGTACAGCAGATATTAATACACTTCAGGTAAAAGTATTCGAATCTTCAACTTCAAGTGAATCATCTGGAATAACTTACGATAAGCTATCAACCGCAGTTGATATTACCCCGGCCTCTAGATACTACCAAATAAAAGAATCACCAAATGGGTATTTTGAAGTTTTGTTTGGAGATGGAATTTCAACTGGTATAGCTCCGGTCGCTGGTAATAAAATTGTAATCACGTATTTAACTCCTACTGGCCCTGATGCAAATGGTGCTACTGGATTTGGCAATTTCTCTTTGACTGTAGGAAATTTATCGTATACGGTTTCTGTTACTACAGAGTCTGCTTCTGCCGGAGGATCGTTTAAAGAGTCAATTGAGTCTATTAGACAGAATGCTCCTATACGATTTGCGTCTCAGCAGAGGTTAGTAACATCAAGTGATTATAGATCTCAAATTGCTTCAAGATACAGCTCGTATTTAGATGACGTTATAGCTTGGGGTGGAGAAGATAATATACCACCAAAGTATTCTACTACATTTGTTGGACTTAAATTTAAGACTGGCGTAGCTGATATTTTACAGCAAGATATTAAAACAGATATTGTAAATGATTTAACGTCAAATCTTTCAATTATGGGTGTTGATACGTCCTTTGTTGATCCTGTTACAACGTTCTTAGAATTAGGTCTTGTTTTTAATTTAGATCCAGACTTAACAACGTTAACACCGAAGTCAGTTGAAACTACTATTAAAACATTTATACAAACATATTTTAATACTAATTTACAAAAGTTTGGTAAAACATTTAGAAGATCAAATTTATTATCTGAAATTGATAATACGGATGGTGCTATTCTAAATAGTAAAATGACTGTTAAAGTTCAGCAAAGATTTACACCGATTCTTAATTCATCTTTAGCTTATGAATTAGATTTCCCGGCTGTGATTGCAGCTCCAGATGATGTTAATTATATCATAAGTTCAAATAGATTTGTGTTAGCTAATAGCACGTGTACTATTAGGAATAGATTAAACACTAATAGGCTAGAAGTGGTGAGCTCTGGTAACGATATTATAATAGACAACTTAGGTTATTATGATGCAGCTGCTGGAAAAGTAGTAATCGAAGGATTTAAACCTTCCAGAGTACTTAACGACACTCAGATTAAAATATCAATAGTTCCTGCTAACGAAAGTACAGTTAGACCTTTAAGAAATTATATTCTAGATTTAGACTTTGCAAAATTAGCTGTAACGTCTCAACTAGATTATCAAACGACAGAACTAACATTGTAATATGGCTCATAAATTAGAAGACAGAAACAGAAGACTCTTAAACTATAAGACGTCCAAAGTCAAATCGGTAGTACCTGAATTTTTTCATTCAGAGTACCCGTCGCTTGTTACTTTTTTAGAAGCCTATTATGACTTTATGGATTCTGATGATGCTTCTAGTTTTGATACAGAAATTAGTAACCTATATTCTATTAGAGACATATCAGAAACTCCGGAAAAATATTTAAACCAGATAATATACGAACTTGGGGCTGGGTTAACTAACGGTTCTATATTTCAAGATGCTAGATTTTCAACAAAAAGATTTGCAGATCTTTATTTAGAAAAGGGTTCTAAGAAATCAGTTGAAGAATTTTTTAGAGCCTTCTTTGGGCAAGAAGTTGAAATAGTATTTCCGAAAAACAACCTTTTTATTGTAGGTGAATCTCGGATTGGTGTTGATTCATTAAGGTATATTCAAGATTATGCAAAGTATCAATTATACTCAATTGTATTAAAAGTAGGTTTGGGTGTAGATACGTATAGAGATCTATACAAAAAGTTTATACATCCAGCTGGATGGTATTTTGAAGGTGAAGCTTCGGTAATCGGAGAAGCAGTTATAGCTCCACGTGGAATTACACCATGGGGGGATTCTACTGATGTAATTAGCACAGCTAATGTTGATCCATCTATCGTATCTGAAGTTATTATGGCAGAACCATTAATATCAGCAACTACGATCGGTGTATATGACTCTCACCTTGGAAGCTTTACCGGTGATATTGATATTAACTTTATTAATCAATACCAAGATAAGACGGTCGAAGAGCTTGATAGATTCTTTAATATTAGAGGTCTATACGATGTTAATAGCTTCACGTTTGATGATAGTAACGACCCAATTGATGGTCCGGACTTCTCAATGACATATGATAGCTATAATATAACATTCGACAAATCAATGTTCAAGAGATACCTAGTAGACTCTTCTTTCTAGTATAAATACACTTATAACATTTGACGGATTAGGAAATGGCAAAGCAAACTATAGCAACAGGCAGCGCAGCAAACGACGGAACGGGTGACACTCTTCGTCAAGGAGCTGACAAAGTCAATTCGAATTTTGCCGAGATCTATAATTATCTTGGGGATGGCTCTGCAATTAATAGTGCTGTTTCATGGGATAGTTATAATATTATTTTTGATGGCAGTAGTATTGACGCAAATAAAACAACGTTAGGAGTTGCAAATCCAACTGCACCTCGTGTTGTAACTATTCCTAATCACAGTGGTGATTTTGTTTTAGATAGCGCAACACAAACGTTAACAAGCAAAACTTTAACTGCACCTGTAATTAATAATCCAATAGTAACTGGATTTAAGTTTCAGGATAATGATGCATCTCATCAATATACTATTGTTCCTGGTGCGTTAACATCTTCGTACAACGTAAGTCTTCCTAATATTTCGGCTCATGATGCAATAGTTTTTGCTGATGCAACCCAGACGCTTACAGATAAAACGCTTACCGGACCTACGATTGATAGCGCAATACTAAATAATGATCATGAGTTAATATTCATGGATGGTGTTGCAAGTGCGGTTAATGAAATTACAATTACAAATGCTGCAACCGGTAATAGCCCAAAAATTTCAGCATCAGGCACTGATACAAATGTTAATTTAGAGCTTGATGGAAAGGGAAATGGTCTGGTTGTATTAAGCCCGGCATTTGCCAGTGGCACACATAATGCAAACGGTATTATAGACTCTGATACATCGGTTATACTTTTCACGGGTGCAAATCATGAAGCATATCTTAAGCCTGGTGTAATAGCTGGTGATGTTAAGATACTGCTAAATACAACCACGACAGCAGATATATCTGTTATGAGGTCTACTGGTGCTGCAGTAAATTTATTTAGAAAAGGTAGTGGTACATCAGCTCAGATGGTTATAAAACCAGGTGGATCCTCTCAACTTATTTGGGATGGAACATATTGGAATCCTGTAGGTTTTGGATTTGATAGTACTGGTGCTGCTTCGCTAGTAGATTTATAAAGGATAGTAAAATGGTAGCAAAAGTTACAGAAAAAATAAAAAGAAATTTTTTAGATGATACACTAGCTGAAGTAATCGGCGGTACTGACTATTATCATATTGGTATTGGTCATACAGAAGCATGGGATAGTGCTGATACTACTCCGGATACTAATAATTCTCAGCGCGGTGAGAGACAGTTTAGACAATCTATGCAATCTGTAAAGCTTGTGACAAATGCTTCTTATGCTGTTCCACGGTATAATTGGACAAATGGTACATCGTATTTTGCTTTTGACGATAATACAACTCGGCTCAGTTCTTCTAGATTCTATGTTTTAACCGAAGATAACCAAGTTTATATTTGTCTTCAATCAGGTAAGAATGCTGATGGTAGTGTAAGAGAATCAGTTACAAAGCCGACCGGAACATCAACAAATGCGATTGTAACTGCTGATGGGTACGTTTGGAAATATATGTATACTATTGGTGGTACGCAAGCCTCGAACTTCCTTACCGCAAACTTTTTACCAGTTGAGTATATTACTGACTCATCCGGAGATGTAGGTTTAAGTGGAGTGCAGGCGAACCAGGCTACAGTGAGAGAAGCTGCTGTAAAAGGGCAGATATTAGGCCTTGATGTAGTTAACGCCGGATCTGGATATAGTGGAACAGGGTTTTCTGATTCAGCAGTAGTAACTATTGTTGGAGACGGTACTGGTGCTACTGCAAAGGCTTTTGTAAATGCCGGAGTTATAACACGATTAGAATTAGATTCAGACGCTACTCTTGGTCGAAAGTTTGGCCAAAACTATACACAGGCTAACATTACTATTACCGGTGGTAATGGATCTGGAGCAAGTGGTAGAGTTATTCTTTCTCCAAATGCAGATTCTGGTTTAGGTGCTAATCCAATCACAGATTTTAAAGCATCATCATTAATATTTAATGCAAAACCAACATTGAATGAACCTGGTGTTGACTTAACTCCAGATTGGCCAATTATTTCTGCGGATAGAGGCGTTGCTGAGTACAGACAGATTGGTTTAATAAAAAATATTACTAATACTGAAGGCGCTGTTTTAACGGCTGATACTGGTAGAGTTTCTGGTATACTCTATATGAATACAAGAACGGCTGGAATTGCATTTAAAGATGTAACTTCTGCTAATGAACAAGGCGGAGCAGCAGCATGTATTATTGATGATGTTGATAGTAATTTAGTTTACTTCCATCAAACTGAAGAAACTGGCTTTGCTACATTCACTTCATCCGGTACTCTGACTGATGGGAATTCAATTACTGAATTATATGATTCAGTACAGTACTCTGTTGATGTTGATAGATACTCTGGTGATATTTTCTATATAGAGAATAGAAGCGCTGTAGTCAGATCGGCTAATCAGTCTGAAGACATTAAAATAGTTATTACACTGTAGGATTTAAAGTATGGCACAAACTATAACCTCGTCAACGTTTACGACAACGTATAAAGATGATTATACGGATAGCGCTGGTTACTACCGGATTTTATTTAATTCCGGTAAAGCTCTACAAGCAAGAGAACTTACTCAGTTACAAACTATTATTGATAAGCAAATTGAAAGAATTGGTAATAATCTGTTCATTGATGGTGCTGCTGTACAATCAGGTGGCCAATCAACCTTTAATGTTGAATATATTGCTCTACAAGACTTAACTAACTATCCACTTCCAACAGATGGCGATGGTGCTTTAGATAAAAGTGCGGTTGTTGGTGTGTCATTTACAGGAAATACCTCATTAGTTACATTTACTATAACTGACATTGCAGCAGGATTTACTGAAGGTGGCGTAACGTATCCAGCCGCCGTATATGTTACCTACACAAATACAAGTAGTAATACTGGTGCTAATACATCTGCGCCACGAGTGCAAACCGGAGAGTTGTTTACAGATTCTATTTCGGGCCGACAGTTTAAAGTTGCTCCTACTGGTGGAGTGGTTGACTTTATAGGATTTGGAAATAAGTTTGCAGTTGGGGCGTCTGTTCATTATGCAAAGGGATTCTTTGTATATAGTGCCCCTCAAGAGATTTACGTTGATAAATTCTCTAATTCTCCTACGGCAGAGATAGGGTATAAAGTAACTGAAGATATTGTTTCAGTTGCTGATGATACAAGTCTCTATGATAATCAGGGAACTACACCAAACATAACTGCGCCCGGTGCAGATCGTTATAGAGTTAGATTAGTTCTTACTAAAAAATCAGATATAATTGCTGGCCAAACATTTATATATTTAGCAAATATTTCTGGTGGAATCATTAGCTCAGAAGTTGACGCATTTACACAATATAAAATTCCAAGAGATTTAATCGCCAAAAGAATTAAAGAAAATTCTGGTGACTATATAGTTCAACCGTATATTACAAACTTTTTAACAGATTCGGATGCTAGCTTTTTAAGACTCAAACATTCTCCTGGAACAGCTGTGATAGATGGTTATCGTGTTAACACGCAAAGCCAAGGGTTTATTAGGGTTCCAAAATCTACTTCTACTATTTCTAGATCTGACGATTTAATTGCGATGACCTATGGTAACTATGTAGAAGTAACCGAAGCTAATACATCTGGAATGCCAGATATTGCTGCATTTACAAAATTAACTCTTAGAACAGCTGCAACCTACGGAGGTTCTAGTATTGGTACAGCAAGAGTAAGGGCTGTAACATATGATGCTGCTTCAAATTTTTATAGAATATATCTATTTGATATAAGTGTGAATGTTGGATCTGACTTTGGTGACGTTGGTAGTATTGGTACTAGTTCTAGTAACTATTTTGATGTCAGACAAGTTGGCGGCAAAGCAGAACTTAACGATGCATTCAACAATACACTGTTTGCACAATTACCAAGAAGTAGAGTTGCAAGTTTATCTGATGTTGATGTAACAGTACAAAGACAAATAACAATTACACACGATGGTAGCGCTGATACTGTTCAGGCAAACAGTACTAATGGAAGTTTAACCGGAAGTGAAACATTTACTGATGCTGATCTTTGGTATTATTCATATGCAGATAGTTCAATTAATCAAATCACCGGCACATTCTCTGGTGGTGCAAGTTTAACTGATCAGGTTGATTTAACTGTTGCAGCTGCACATGGATCAGGAACAAATGTTACTGTTTATGGATACGTAAGAGATCCGGCAGCAGCACCTAGGTCAAAGACTCTTACTGATAGGTCTCTCACTGTTGGTGCGCTAGATACTTCTAATGGATCCAGTTATATTAATCTGCATAGAGCTGATATATACTCGATCACAGAAGTAGTAGATCATCTAGATAGTACTAGAAACCTAGCAGGAAACTTCACATTTGATAATGGCCAAAGAGATAATTATTATGGTCTTGGCCGACTCGTATTAAAAGGTGGTAGTACTGATCCAACTATTAGTGGTCCGGTGCATGTCAAATTTAAATATTATACACATGGTAATGGTAAGTACTTCTCTAAGGCTTCTTATGATAACGCTGGAGCTAGCATTACGTATAACGATATTCAAAATTATACAACAGCAGATGGTGTTAAATTTAACTTAAGAGATGTTTTAGACTTTAGGTCAATAGCCGATTCAAACGGAAACTTTAGTGATGCTGCAACTGGTGCAAAGGTAAATAGCATACCAAGAGTAAATGATACCATTGAAATCGGAGCTTCGTCGTATTTTTTGCCAAGAAAAGACAAACTAATAATTGATAAAACCGGTCTGATAACTTATATGCAAGGCCAGCCTGGATCAGGCAAAAGCCCGGTAACTCCGATGGGGGCAATGCCTTTATATGAATATAGTTTAAATGCTAATACGCTTAATTTTAAAGATCTTTCTATTAAAAAGATTGATCATAAGCGATATACTATGAAAGACATTTCACGCCTAGAAAATAGAATAGATAAAGTTGAAGAGTTTACTACATTATCAATGCTAGAAATTGATGCAATCAACTTTGATGTATTAGATGCATCTGGTGATAATAGACTTAAGTCTGGCATTTTAGCAGATAACTTTTCTACACATTTATTGAGTGATATTAACTCTCCAAATAATCAGTTCAAAGCATCTATAGATTGGAGAAGGGGTGAGTTGCATCCTTCAGTTGCCTCTAGAAGCATAGATCTTGTTTATGATTCAGATAACTCAATTAATACAGTCCGTAAAGGCGATATGATATTAATTGATTATGATGAAGAAGTTTATTTAAATCAGAGCTCTGTGAGCACTAGCACTTTCATTAATGAGTTTGAAGTACGAAGTAATATTGGAAATCTTGTATTATCACCATCAAGTGATACATTTTATGATTATAGAAGATCTCCTCGTAGAATTATTCCTCAAGGAAGAATTTTAGATACTTCTACTGCATATAATTGTAATCACCATGAGCATAATTGGTTTGGTACTCCTCTTGAAAACCTAGAGGTTGGTGATGTTAGTGAAAAGTATGACACTACATACAGTGGCTTTAAAACAACTAAATCTTATAATAAAGTTGTTAGGAATGAAATTATAGAAGAATTGATCGGGGAGAGAATCATTGACAGATTAACGATTCCTACTATGAGATCAAGAAAAGTATTCTTTAATGCTACTGGATTAAGACCTAATACACAATTCTTTGCGTTCTTTAATGACGTATCAGTTGCTGCCTGGGTAAGAGAAGAAACTTTTGTTCATCATGCAGAAGGTGTTACTGATTATAGTTCTGGTCAATACAGAGCTAATCAACATCCAGACGGTATTAGTACGTTAATATCAGATGCTAATGGAACAATTGAAGGCTCATTCTTTATTCCATCTACGACTTCAATAGCATTTGCTACTGGTAGTGCGGTATTCAAATTGCTAGATGTAAGTGCCGCTAATAATGGAAATGCAATATCACAGGCCCGTGCAACCTTTACAAGCTCTGGCGAGATAGTAAATAGCCAAGAAGAGTGGAGTTCAACTCAGGTTATAGAAATTGACGGTATAGCAGATATTGTTACAACTGCAAATACATCTGGTAATAATGATGTGGGCGGATCATTTACAGGATTCGATCCAATAAGTGAAGTCCCTTCTACTACTGATGATGCGTATGAACATCAACAAGAGACTCAGGCTGATTTGGATTGGGAAAATGATGATGCCAATGATGGTGGCAATGATGGGGATGAGGCCGATGATTCAGAGTCTGATGCAGAAGATAGTGATTGGGATTAATGATGGTTGGTCTGAATGATTTGCACGTATTTCAAAAGGATAATATAAATGGCTTTTAACAATTTAATACAAATAGGACAGCAACAAAATAGGCATCCTATTGCACAATCCTTTTATGTGGATACTACTGAAGGAATATTTTTAACAAAGGTTGGATTATTCTTTTCCGGAGCTCCATCTGGGGCTGATCCTCAACACAATATTACATTGCAAATTAGACCTATAACTGATTCCGGAGTTCCATCGGCATCAGAAGTAATTCCGGGATCAATAGCGGTAAAGAGTGCAAGTAGTGTATACAGTAATATATCAACTGATGCTGCTACTGAAACAACTTTTATTTTTGATGCTCCTGTATTTTTGAAAGGTCAAAAAAACTATGCAATAGTAGCATATAGTAATAGCCCATTATACAAAATATATATTGGTGAAACCTACGAATTTAAAGTTGGCACTACAGAAGAAAGAGTTGACAAAAATCCAAAAAGTGGAACGTTATTTAGATCATCTAACTCTATTACATTTACTCCGGTGCAAAACGCAGATTTAGGATTTAAACTATATAAAGCCAAGTTTAAACATACTACTGCCGAAGTTTTAATGCATAATGCTGCAGTACCAACAGTTAACTTAACTGCGAATGCAATACAAGTTGATGCCGCAAGCGATGGAGTTAAGATTGAAAGCTGGATGCACGGTTTGCAAAGCGGAGACCAGGTAGTAATAGCCGGGGTGACCGGTTCAATTGGTGGCATTGCAGCTGCAGATATTAATGGTACAAAGCCAATAACTGCAGTTGATTATAAAACAATTAAAGTTAGAGCTGGAAGTTATACATCTGCAGCCGGTGCCTTTACGTTAGATTCAGCAAAAGCTGGCGTGTTCTCTGATGTTGGTGGCACAGATTCTGCTACAATTAGTAAAAACATAATATATAATCGATTCCTTCCCAAGGTAGAAAGCTTGCAGCCTTTAAACACGCGCATTTCGGGTGCACTCAAGGGAATTAGAGCAGAAGCATTTTCTGGTGCAGGATCGCAATATACGCGTGCAACTAACTTTAGTACTATTGATTTAAATACTACTAATACAACGGCTAATGATGTTTTCTTAGTTGCGAACAATGAAAGAGAAGGCCAAGAATTAACTAGTGGTGTTAAATCTTTAGATGTAAAAGCTTTACTTGCAACTAGTAATCCCACAAATGTTTCTCCGATGATTGATTTGCAACGTGTATCATTTACAGGAATTGCAACAGTCATTGATAACCAAAGTTATACGTGGACTACTCAAGATTCAGCTGACACTGTAGCATCAGGTAGTAGTATATTTAATAGTGCTGTTAAGTTTTCGAATGAGACAAATGCAAGTGGCGGTAGTGGTGCGGCTAGATGGGTATCTAAGATCGTCAACTTGAAAGACCGATCAAAGGGAATTAAGATATTACTATCTGCAAATCGGCCACCATTTTCACATATTGACATGTATTATAGAGTTGCCAATTCTGCAGACGTAATTCCAGAGATAGATTGGGTTTTAATTAGTCCAGAAGAATCTATGCCTACTGATGAGAATCCTACTGTATACAGATCATACGAGTATCTGCCAGGCGGTGTAGCCGGGACTCTTGATGATTTTTCTACTATGCAATTTAAAATTGTTATGAGATCTACTTACATTCATAAATCTCCGGTTATCAAAGATTTCAGAGCTATTGCGTTA